GTCACTCACGACTATTGTCTCATCTGAGTCCACTAACTCTGCAGGAACTTCTGGTAGCTTAGCTACGTACTGCCTCTCTACAGAGAAACCTACACCAGTGCCACATAACAATATGTACATAGCTTCATCAAAAGCTTTTGCGTCATCAATGGGCAAGTAAGAACAGTTGTATCCTGCGGTATTGTCTCTCTCAAGAGCAGGTCCGGCTGTCATAAGAGCTCTCATAGACGGCATAACTTGTAATTGATATATAGCGTCCCATATCTCTTCACGTGTGTCAGTGTCAATGTCAGCTTTACTACACACGTAATCTGTGTATCTGCTAACTGTTTCAAACCACGTTTCTCTACGGTTCTCTTCCGGCAGCCATCGGGCATATCTTGATACTGCTATAAAGTGTTGATAATCTGTTGGTAGTACGTTACTCATTTCTTCTCCTATCTTTGTTCTACGGTTACGTCTTTAACTGTTATACCAGAGACCTCATGTATTAAGTCCTCTACGTATTCTTCTAAAAGAACTGGCAGTTCTTCCAAGTCGGGTGTAAATTCCGATGAGTCAATCTTAGCTATTATCTTTACGATTACTTTGACGTCTTCTCTTGGCATTGTAGTTCCTCTTTTAGTCTATTTAGGTACCAGAGGGCTTTGTCTATATCTTGAATTGACTTACCCTTATCTCTATATCTCCATAAATATTTAATCACATTACCTTTTAAATATCCACAAAATTCTATGTGAGACATGGAAGCTCTCATGGCATCAATACACTCTATGTCACCATTTGTATAGTGTGGTGGATGATTAACAAAATCTTTAAATTTTATAGTCAATGTATTGTCACTTTCTCTTGTAATTGTTTCATATCTTCAAACCCTGCGCTAACTAAAGTATCTGGGTCATACATAGAATAATACAAAACTCCATGCAATAGTAAAGTATAAAATGTCATTTCATCTGGGTGTAGTGAACCGGGACTAAAATTATAACATATCTCTAAGTCATAACTACCCATACCGTCCACGTTTGTGTGAACTATAAGGGCGGCATCGCCTTCTTTTAAATTAATTACTTTTTGTTTTGGCATGATACGAGCTCTATAAAATGTTCTGCATCTACAACTACTAAAGGTTTTTGTCTATTCATCTTTATAATCAACAACGGCTCGCCTTCTTCTTCTATGTTGTCGTGTGAGGTAGCTTGTTCGTAGTAATTGTATATTGTTCTAATTCTTTCTGTGTTCTTACACTCTATGTTATAGGGGAACTTTCTGTAAGCTGATGTTGACAGCTGTACGTCAACCCCATTTACCCCCATAGGGGTTGAGCGCACATCTAGTGAGGTTAGCCTCTTGAATACACTAAGAAGCTTTTCTACTACCCATGTCTGTAGTTTTCTTCCCTTTGCTTTGGCTGAGCGAGGGCTCATCTTCTTCGATACGGACTTCAACAATACTTTTTGCCGGGATGATTGTCGTCGTACCTGAGCTTTGGATTTGTGGGAACTGGATATCGTGGTTGAGTTGCGAGATGAAGTCTTGCGCTTCAAACTTGGAGACTTTGAAATACTTTGTTTCAATTTTGTCATCATCAGCCCTCTTCTTTATTAATAATGTCACGCCATTCTTGGGTGATGTGGGTGTACCAAACAAATCTGGGGTTTCGTCCCTTGCTTGGGATTTGTCTTCTGAACTCCAAACCGTCCCAACACTTGGATTTGAAGGGACAATAGTGGCACTCAATGCCCAAGGTGCGGTTTCCCGTAGACTTTTTGTAATAAAGTTCCTCAATGTCGGTGAAACACCGCTTAAAAGGTCTTCCATCAGATATTGCTTTGTGTACATTCTGTATTTCATTTTTGGTATTCTCCTTATGTTTACCATTTGGTGGGGCTTCAGCTACAGCTATCTGTCCCGTTGATTTATTTATTGCAATCCAACCTTTGAAGGGCTTGTTGGATGCGAGCCCATAACCATAACCTTGTGACACGTAGCCAAAAGAGTCTGAGTTATTAATTTTATCAAAAGCATCGTCAGCATTAAATTTTGACTCAAACGCAAAAGGAGACACAGTTTTTATGTCATAGATGCCATCAGATAATTCTATATCGTATTCACCTTGTATCTCATCATCATTAACTTTTAGTGAGACTTTCTTGTGTTTATTTTTTATTTCTACACCAGATGCTTGTAACAGTGCAATGATAACTGCTTCTAGCACATCCCCTATAATCATACGCATTTTAAAATCGTAGTCGGGCGCTTCTGGTTCTACATTCATGGCTTCCATCTGTAACTGGCACAGTGGTCTGCCAACATTGCTCATTCGTAGTCTGAAAGGTTCCTTTTTATATGTGAACTGTTTTTTTAATGCTTGCTTAGCAAGTTCACCAAACTCATCTAGGACATGAGGAGGCATTTCTGCCTCCCCACTAGCTGCTCTAGAAAGGAAAGAAAACAAAGCAGCTTGATGTTTGTTCATCAGATAACCGCCGACAAATCATCGTCCAAATCGTCAATAGTTGCATCGGCGTCAATCACTTTATCTGTCTTTTGAAGACATTTATTGTGCTCTGACATAATGTAACTATTCTCACTCGCTACATAATCCACAAAGTGGCTCAATAACTCTTGGTCTTGACTGGTAAACTCAATCGGACCAGAGTCAACGGAGAAGCCTGCCACATAGTAGACATTACTCCCCTTCTTATGTTTTGCCAAGTCTGCCCGTAACTTGTAAAACAAGAAAGGTTTTTTCTGTGCTGACAAGCTGTCTAACACATCCGAGATAGGCATAAAGTTAGCCCCTCTCGCTCTCCAGACGACGGGAAGCCCCCCTACCTCGACGCTCTCGCCATCTGAATTCACTGCATCCTCAAAGAACATTTTACCGTAAAGCATACGGAATGGGCTAATCTGCTGTTGCTTATACAAGTCATCAGCAGTAAGTGTGTCCCTCTTGGATTTAGGTACGTAGCCACAGCGCATACCACCTAACATATCTGGTATCTCTGTCTGTGGGTACAGATTTTTAGCCATACAAGACTTGTTGACTAACTCGTTAATCTTCGGGTCGTACTGAAGATATTGATAACGCTGAAGAAATAACTGAAAGCTAGCTTTCTTTGCATAAACGGTTGTGCCGTCATGCGTAGTAGACCAACTTCCGGGCGGAATAGACCTGCCATCGTCATCTTCAATATCTCTATTTATTTTTAATATGGTATGACCAACAGATGAGACTGCAGGGGTATCTTGCCCTATAACCTCAGCTATTTTGTCAAAACCGATTTCACTATTTACTGTTGGTAATGTGGTCATATAGACCTCCTTTCAATTTTAGATTTGTTATTTATAGAACATTTCATTTGCTAAGTCAAATAAATATTTTCCATTTCTAACCAATTATATCCCATTTCTAAATCTACACCAAATGGAACATCCCATTTTACATCGTAATAACTCTCAAAAGTGCTAGTTACATCCGACATAGCTCTGTGAGCAAGCTTAGACACAATGTCTTCCTCGCCGGGATACACGTCGATTACCACCGAGTCGTGTACAGTATTGATAATAAGAGACTTAATTCCTTTTTTGCTAAACGCACTTTGTAATCGAATGAGAGCGAGCGGCATAATGCAACCACCTGCCAAACCTTGTACGGGATAATTTTTAATAGCGGGTGCGTTACTGGCTGCGCCACTCGCAAGACGTTCAGTGCCCGGAAAAGCAAATTGTTGACCCGTATACAGAGTAACAGAGCCCTCAGTGATAGCCTCAGCTTGTAAGTCCTCATGCCATTTTGCCAACCGTGGGTATTTATCCATGAAATCTCTGTAGTAAGCCATCTCATTAGGCGTCCCATGTGTACCACCATATAACGGTTTAAACGTGTGTGCTTTCGCCATAGTCCTTTCATCTTTTGTTACATCCTTTTCATCTTTGTCAAATATAATAGAAGCTGTGTATTTGTGAACATCACTGCCGTCAAGTATGTCTTTTTTCATAACTTCATCACCAGATAGCTGTGCTGCCACCCTAAACTCTAGTTGTGAATAGTCAGCTTGTAGTATTTTGCCACCTTCAAACCTAGATACAACAACAGCACGCACTGGAAACGTATTTCCACGTGGTTGATTCTGAAAATTAGGGTCAGAAGAAGATAATCGTGTCGTTCTGGTCACACAT